GGTGGACCGCTGGGACGACAGCTGGAGCGAGGCGATCAAGCGCTCGGTGATCCGCTCGGCGTTCTTCGTCCACGCCCACAAGGGCACCCTCGGCGCCCTGCGGCGGGTGGTCGAGCCATTCGGCTACCTGATCGAGGTGCAGGAATGGTGGCAGACCCAGCCGGCTGGGGTGCCGGGGACCTTTGCCCTGAAGGTCGGCGTGGCGGATAGCGGTATCGATGAACAGACCTATCAAGAGCTGACCCGACTGATCGAGGACGCCAAGCCGGTCAGCCGGCACTTGGTCGGGCTCGACATCAGCCTCGAAAGTCACATCCCCGCCTATCAGGCCGTTGCGCTCTACGACGGTGAACTGCTGGAGGTACTTCCCTGGCAGGCATCGGATATCGACGTACACCTGGGCGCTTACAACCTGGTGAACGACCACACCTTGGACATACTGGACATCTACCTCAATGGCTAACTCAACCACCCAATTCGGTGGGTTCCTGACCAACGTGGGTATCGCCCAGCAGGCCAACACTGCTGTGCTGGGCCTGCCCTGGAACATCACCCACATGTTGATCGGTGATGCAGGCGGCGAGCCTTCGCAGACCCCCGACCCAACGCCCAAACCAACCCAGACCGCGCTGGTGCGCCAGGTCTATCGGGCACAGCTCAATGCCCTGTATCAATCGCCTGCCGACCCTGGCGTGCTGGTGGCCGAACTGGTTCTGCCACCAGAAACCGGCGGCTGGTGGATCCGCGAGCTGGCGCTGGAGGATGCCAACGGCAACTTCATTGCCGTGGCCAAACCGGCGCCCAGCTACAAGCCGCTGCTGGCGCAAGGTTCCGGGCGCACCCAGACCATCCGCATGCATGTGGTGTTCGGCAATCTCGCCAATGTCACGCTGAAGGTCGACCCCAGCATCGTGCTGGCCACTCGCGATTATGTCGACAAGGCACGCGAAGTTGCCGAGCTGTACGCACGCAACCAGCTCAAGGCGCACCTGGACGCGCCCGACCCGCACCCGCAGTACCTGCGTCGTGCCGACGTGGCCAAGGACGCCGGGCCGCTGGCCTGGCTCGGCGCGGCCGGCGGCACCGCTGATGCCTTGGTGCTGTCGCTCAAGAGCAACGAGGCGGCGCTCGGGGCCTACGCGGCCGGGCAGCGCTTCCAGTTCCAGGCGATCGCCAGCAACACCGGCGCCGTCACTGCGAAAATTGGCGGTTTGGCGGCCGTGGCCGTGAAGAAAACCGGCGCCGCAGGCTTGGTCGACCTAGTGGGCGGCGATATCCGCGCCGGGGCGCTGTATGACCTGAACTACGACGGCGCCTATTTCCAGTTGGGTGGCGGCGTCGGCGCCGGTAAAGCCTTCGAGCGGTTCTCGTTCGAAGCCTCGGCCGGGCAACTGGTATTCAGCGTGCCGCATGTGGTGGGCAGCACGCTCGTGATGCGTAACGGCCGGGAAGTCACCGGCTATCTGTCGGACGGCCAGAAAATCACGCTCAAGGCGCCGTGCAATCTGGGCGAGTCGGTCGAGGTGTTGGCGTTCAGCTCGTTCTCTACGGCCAACACCTACACCAAAGCTGAAGTCCAGGCGCTGCTGACTACCGCCTCGGCATTGCCGGTGGGCGGTATGTTGCCGTTTCCCAACGGCACGGTGCCACCGGGGTTTCTTGAGGTTGACGGCAGCGTACAGAGCGCAGCGGTCTACCCTGACTTGGCCGCATACTTGGCCGGTTCGTTCAACAAGGGGGATGAGCCGGCTGGCTACTTCCGGTTGCCGGACTCGCGGGGCGAGTTTCTGCGCGGCTGGGACCATGGGCGCGGGGTAGATCCGGGTAGAGGGGTCGGTAGTTGGGAAGCCGACTCTCTGCGCGACCACCACCATGCTGTGTACTCCGCTGACCCAGGCTATGGGAGGTTGCCGATTGACGCCAATGTCGTCGGAAGTGCTGGGGGGAATCTGGGTTCGATCATCAAGCCTGCCGGCAGCTCAGTACTCGATGCGACCCTCACCTCGAGCGTGTTCTTTCCTGATGCCGCGAAAGGTGGCAAAGAAACCCGGCCGCGCAACCTGGCGGTGATGTGGTGTATCAAGTCCTGGAGCGCCCCCGTAAACCAAGGGCAAATCGACATGTCGGCGCTTGCCGCAAGCGTGCAAGCGCTGAGCACGGCGCGCGCCACGGTTGGTGAATCGCGCGGTGCGCGGATGGATGTGCTGGCTTACTCGCCAACCGCGACCTGGCTGGCTGATGAGCTGGTCGTGAAAAACGCGCTGGGTGAGCTGGGGTGGGCGCTTTCCGGTGTTGCGGTGCAGATCAATCTTGCCATTGTCGGTGCCGGCGGGATGAATGTCGGCGCCGCACCGGTCAATGGTTACGTGGCCCTTTATGTGATCTACAACCCGCAGACCAAGGCTGCCGCCGCCTTAGCGGTCAATGCCACCTCGGGGGTGGCCCCGGAGGTCTACGTGGGAGCGATGCCGCCGGGCGGCTTCACGGCGTCGGCGTTGGTCGCGGTTGTTCCTACCGACGGCTCTGGCCGGTTCTCGCCGGTTGTCGTCAAGGGTCGTTCGGTTGCACCGCTGCCCACCCAGCCTTACCTCGGCTCTACGGTGCAGACGCAGGTGCCGCTTTCCCTGGTTGGATCGGTTCCGCCTAACGCGGTGACGGTTGAGGGTATTTTTTCGGTCAGGAGCACGCAGGCCGGCGCCCTGTCGCTTGAGCTTTTGTCTACGCCGGCTTCCAACGGCATCAAGCGCAACACCTCGACCGTGGGCGCTGGCGGCACCGTGTCGATGATGTTCGATGGGCTGCCCCTGGCGACCCGGCAACAGATGTACATGACGACGGTTAACTTTACGTCGGGTACGCCGGAATTCAGTGTCTACATTACGGGCTACTCCTTATGAAATACCTGCAAATTCACGACGGTGCAGTCGTGGGGGCCTTTTTGTGTCCGCAGCCTGCCGAGGCTTGGGTGGGCGTGATCGAGGTTCCCGACGATGACCCCCGATACCTCGCCTATGTAGGGCGGTCGCAGGTCAGCGCTGAATCACTTGAGCGCGCGTGGCGTGACGCTGAGTTGGCCGAGTTGGTCTGGCTGCGTGATCGTCATCGCGACCAGCTGGAAATTGGCGCCGCCACCACGCTGACCGCCGATCAGTTCTCCGAGCTGCTGGTGTTCATGCAGGCGTTGCGCGACTGGCCCCAGTCCGAGGCGTTTCCTGACGTATCAGCGCGGCCGGTGCCCCCGACTTTCCTTGAACAATCAGGGGGTGATCAATGAGTCGTGCCGATGATCTGGCCGCGATTGAGCGCGGTTTACTGGCGGTGCGAGGGTTGAACAATGCCCCGATCATCGCCAACAAAGTGTTGACCGAGAATGATATCGGCGTGGTGCTGGTCGATGCCTCCGCCGGCTCGCTGTTGATTGTACTGCCGGCGGCTACCAAGCCGATGGACATCCGCGTACAACGGATCGACAACAGCGGCAACAACCTGACCGTGCGGGCCGTAGGCGGCGAGTCGGTCAAGTTTCATACCCATCTGCGCCCGGCAGGCTATGGCCACTTTGTGCTGATGGGCGCCGGTGACTTTTGGCATTTACGCAGTGATGGCGCTGGTAGCTGGCTGCTCCTTGACCGGTTCGATAACACGCCGTTGGGACGCATCGCTTTTGAAACCACGACAGCCACCAACCCAGGCGGCTGGGGGCGGCCTGACGCTCGGTTGCTGGGGCGTGGCGACTGGCCCTGGTTATGGGACCACGCCCAGCAATCGGGAATGCTTGTGGATGAAGCGCAGCGTGCTGGCATGGAGGGCGCCTGGACTCGGGGCGACGGCACTTCAACGTTCCGTGTTCCGGATTTTCGCGGCGAATTTCTTCGCCTGCTCGATGAAGGGCGGGGGGTCGATCCTGGCCGTACTGCCGGCAGTTGGCGCATGGGGACAAAAATCACCGGTGACAATGCCAGCGCTCCTGCTGTTCACGGCATCGGTAATCTGGCTGAGGTCGGGGTCGACAAAGGTGATGGTTTCACCAGCGCAATCTATTACGTCGGCACCACTCAGACGGAAACCAATGCAATCTACTGGGGTACGGTAAGACCCCGCAGCACTGCCTACCCTGGGCGTTTGAAGGTGATCTGAAGCCGTTTGTGCAGGTATTTGGCAAGGCTGACTGTTTTCGCTTTGTTCACTTCGTTCTACTCCGGCCCCGAACGCTTTCGGGACCGGCCCCATCCTGGCCCCGCACTCGCGGGGCTTTCTTTTTTCTGGAGCACACCTACATGAGTGGATTCTTCCACGGCGTCACCGTGACCAACGTCGACACCGGCGCCCGCAGCATCGCGCTGCCGTCGTCCTCGATCATCGGCCTGG